TTGACCCTCCATGTACATTACGGTCCCTTTAACACTCTTGCTTAAAATGTTTATTCAGGCACACCCGGGTTTGGGCTAGCTAGGCCCATATAAATTATATTATAGTTCCTTTTATACTGTATAATTTTTAATATATTCTTCTTTTTTCCTACGAGGTACATCTACCTCTAGAACTCCATTGATATATTTGAACTTAATCTTGTTAAGATCAAACTCTCTACCTACTGAGAATGATCTATTATAAGTTTGTTCCTTTTCTCCATCATGCGCTTTAATTTTACGCTTAGCTTTAATGTAAACTTCGCGTTGATCAGAATCAGTTGAAAGATCTAGATCTTCTTTAACTACCCCAGGTAAATCTATTTGTACGCTTAGCGCGTTTTCATCTTGTGAGAATCGTACTTGATCTCCTGTTTTATAAACTTCCTCTAATTGATGGAAGACGGGTGTTAAATTAAAGAAACCATCAAAGGCTCTTTCAATTTCTGCGATTGGGTTATGTGTATATTTAGTTAGTTTCATAGTATTAATTATTTATAGTATACGTTTAAAAAAGTGCAAGAAAAACTCTCCGACTTTCGAAGGAGAGTTTTCTATTTTTGCTCAATTGTCGATTTTAATCATCGAACAATTTAATTACTTCAGGATCTTCTTCTGTAGCTTCTTCTGTAGCTTGTGGAGAGTTAATATTTTCGTACTGTTGTACGATCCTATCATCTAACTCTACATCTGAAACTGAAACAACAGACTTGTGGAATGTCCAGTTGTTTTTAGTTTTATCTCCTTTAATAAACTCCATAAAAAGATACGGAAATGATTGAACCTGTAATTGTCCATTTTGTGGATTAGGTTGAACATGAATAATGACAGGGTTATTAATAGTAATAGTTTTATCATCTTCTTTTGTTACAATACCTACTACAGTACGGCCGATGTGATCTGAGATGGTTTTGATGTCTGACATGTTAATATATTATGTAATTTTTTATAAAAATCAACTATTGAAATCTAAGAGAGTTTGCATGCTCTATAGCTGTATCTAGAGCTTCTTTAGCTTGTTTGGATAGGTAGGTAGATTTATCAGAAGCATGATCTAAAGTATCCCTCATTACAAAAACTGCTTTTCTGATCTTTTCGATCTCCGGTGAATTGATAACTCCAGAGCCATCATCTTCCCCATTAATTACTTTACGTAAAATAGCTAACGTTTCTAAAATACCCTTTATTTTACCTCTGTTGAAAGCTGGGTGGGCCTTCGGTGTATTATCATCTTCCGGTTTGTCTAAATAACCTCCTGGTTGTACTGCCATGTTTCTATTTATGCGAACAGGTCGAAAAGTTCAACTTGAACATTTTGTGAAGGTTTACGAATAGTCCAGTTTACGTTTTCATAAAAACGTTCGATAGCTTGAAATAAGATTTTTTCAAACATCTTATCGTAATCCGGCTTAAAGAGATCAATAAACTCCTCAGGATACTCATACTTAAAGCCAATACTATCCAGACCATACTTATTAGGCTGCTCAACATACATATAACGGACTTTATCTCCCGTGCTAATCGATTCATATTTGTTTCCGGTATTTAGTTTATCTAATAAGAGATTATAGTAGTAAGCAGATTTAACATGAATAGGCATACCCTTACAAGTACTAAATTCATTACTCTGTGATGCGTATTTTTCGTAACCTTTTACTCCCATAACGAAAGCTAATTCTTGCGGAGAAAGACTTTTAAACACTTCGTAGGTTTCATTAAGTACTTCATTAGTTTTACTTAAAGATTGAGTAGAAAGCATAGTTTCAATTATTTTTTTAGCATAAGGCTTAATAGCATTAGGCATAGTAGTTCTTACTACTTCAACGCCTGTATACTTAAATTTATTCTCCTTAATGCCTTCGTCATCTAGAATATGCATTACATATCTTTTCTTCTGCAAAAATACCCCAACATCAGCGATACATTCTCTTTTAAATACAAACCGACTATCTGATGAAAGTAATGATTTCTTAGCCCAGTCATGAACCCCTTCATTAAGGTAGTCTTCAATTTCCTGTATTTTATTATGCGTATCTATATGAATATCACTACCATTAAAAAAGTTTAAGCCCTTATCAACAAGAGGAGTAATAGATACGTAGGAAGAATCTGTATCATTGTATACAATACACTCTTCCAATTCTCTATCAGAGATATCCGGTACTTCTTTTTTAATAAATTCCTTGATAAGCTCATTTGAATATTTAATAACAGCTTGACCAGTAAGCGTTACTGAAGAAGCAATATCATCATCTCCTATAGGAGCATTTTTATTACCCATATAGCCATAACATGAGTTAATAAGAATTTTGATAACCATTTGCGAAGTATTCAATCTTTCTACCTCGTATTTAAGATCTAGATTGGAAGGATCTTTCTTAAGCTTTTGTTTAGTCTTAAAGAGTTTCTTTTTAATATCTACTCTTTTATTGTAATAGTATTCCAAAAACTCAGGTATAATTCCCTTCTTCTTTTGACTAAATAAAAATCCTGCTTTAGATATAGAGCACTGCTCATTTTTTAAGAACTTGACAAAGTCAGGTTTAGTAAGTTCAAATAATTTTCCAGTAACATGTTGTATAGTTACATTTTTATCAGTAGTCCTTTCTATCTTACCAACCTTAGTCTCCGGTGAAGTATTCAATGATATCATCACATTCGGATATAGGGAGTTAGCATCAAATGAAACTATATTCTTTTTAAAGCCTCTTTTAGGTTCAGCTACATAGGCGCCAGGATTTTTACCAGTATCAGCGTTACGAATAAACGTTGAAATAATTTCATTACGTTTTCGAGCTCTTATAGTTAGAGCACCATTAATAACCTGAATAGTGCCCATGGCACCTTCTAGGGTAGTTAATCCAACATAAGAAAGAGTTCTAAGAAGAGGAATATATTGTAATTTTTCTTCTAAACGAACTAACAAATTAACGTCTTGAATATTATAATCAATAAAAGTATTCCAGTCTTCATCAGAAAGAGTTGCTAAGCTTACTCCTCCATAATCAATCTTTCTATCTCCAAGTTCAATTTCACCTATAGCGTCTAGCTTATATGACTCTCTAAGTTTTAAGCAAAAACGCTTATAAACATCTAGGTAATCTAAACACGCGACACCATCGACATAATATCGTTTTTGCTCTCTACCGAATTGACCTTTAATAACTCTAAAATGTACTCGTTTGAGAGGAGAGAGTCTATTTACAAACTCTTGACCCAATACTCTCTCCATTCTATTAATAATGTAAGGTATATCAAAAAACTCAGAGTTCCAACCACTTAGGATATCCGGGAAGTCGTTTTCAAGATACTCAAGAAATCTAATAAACATTTCTCTTTCGTCCTTACAGTATACGTAATTAAGATCATCTCTACCTTTACCAGTATACGGTTTAATACCAAACGTATGAAACTTCTTACTTACGTTATCCCAACAGGTTATAACGTTAACTACATGAGTAGGATTTTCTATATCCGGAAAATGATCTACACTATAAGTTTCAATATCTAAAAAGCAATACTTTAAAGGTCTTTTCGAAAACTCTTCACTTTCATTTTCTTGCCAGTACATATCTAACAAGAACTGTTGCGCAGGAGGACAATTTTCAAAAACTCGCTTTATACCCGCGTCGTTTACAAATCTAGATCTATTATAAGCATTATGAAAAGTCTTTTTCTTAACCTTAGTTCCAAAGATAGACGTCTTATCACCTCTATTATCTTCTACATAAAGGTAGGGCTCAAAGCTACATTCATGCATGACCCTCTTTCCTTCATTATCCCAGGTAAAGAGATTTACGCAGCCGCGTCGACCATCATAAACTACATTTCTATAAGACATCGCTCTTATTATAATATACGAGTTCCTAAATGCTAATCAATTTTTGTAGGTAAAAACGTTTCTGCATACTGTATAACTTGACCTAAGGCTGCCATATATTCAACTCTATAGTCTGCTTGTTCTTTTGTTAGAAACCCCTTTTCAAACATTTTATATATAGCTGTACTTTGTGTATATACATACATATTACGTAAAGAATTATTTTCTATTTTAAATAACGGGTAGAGTTCCTTTTTAACAAATATACAGTTTGACCCGGTATGACATACTAATTCATAACCTTTTTCTTTTGCTAATTCTACTAATATACCTGCAGAAGCTCCTCCATTTTTAGTAGGGTAAGCAAGTTCTTCAGGATGTAATAATTTATCAGCTTCTATTATAACTACCTGTGGACTATAATCAGTAAAATTTTTCCATATTTCATAATCAGGCCCGTCTACATCTATACTTAATAATACAAAATTTTTATTATTAAGATTTTCTATCTCAAAGTTTTTTATGATATTGCTAAGCGAATCTTTATGATCATTATCTTTATTTAAGAACTTTTTTATAGTATACTTTTTTTCTATATCTATTAAATTCTCTTCTAGAGACTGATACTTCTCATCATCACTTTCAATTAAAATAGGTATAAAGTGAGAATCTTCAGAATATAAATTATAGGTGTTACTGCAATGTATACCATCCCAAGCTCCAAATTCACAAACATATCCTCCTGTAATACCTATAACTTCAAATATTTTTTCGATGACACCGTCTTCACCGTATTGGGAATAAACATTCTTTCTGTATTTATCTAGTTCCATTCCCTTAAATACTTTCTATCGCTTGAGCCATATGGTGTAGTTAATGCTTCGATATGGGCTCCGATATTTTGGGGTAGTTCTAGAACTCTTTTTTCAGCTATAGACCTTAACTTATCGATGTTTGAAAAATATTTAGCTCTGTTTTTAGGATGAAGTATACTATGTATTTTTTGTTCAAACTCTTCTGGTGTTTTAAACTTAAGAGAACTAGGAGCTGTATGGTAGGTTTCCATATCTTGACATAAACATGGAATGCCCAAGGTGCATGCTTCTAAAAACTTAATGTCTGACTTAGCATTATTAAAGTTATTGACTTGTAATGGGGCTACCATAAGTTGCACGTTTAAACTATCAATAAAAGCAGGGTAGGATAGTAGGTCTCTCCATTGATGAAACTCTATCTTACCTGACTGTACTAAATCTACTAACTGCGGAGGGAAAGCTCCAACAAAAACCCATTGGTATTTGTTTACCGTTTTACGTATAATATCTCTAATACCATACATATCATCTACACCACCCGTTTTATTATCCACGTCATAATGGGCTCCAGATCCTGTATATAAAATTCTCGGTCTAAGTTTATTTTTAGTAAAATTACGTTGAACCTTTCTTTTATTAAAAATATTACCCATCCAAAAATTAGGCATAAAGTTTGGTATGACAGTAATTTCTTTTTTACCGGTCCTTTCTTGATATAACCTTCTCATAAAGTCACACGTTACAGTAACTTCATCAACCATATTAATTATTTCAATACAGTTGTTTCTTATTTCTTCAGTATCAAAAGCAAATTTAAATTTATTATAGTCGGGGATATCTTCTCTAAAGACAACATCATCTACTTCGTATATAATTTTAAAGTTATGTTCTTGCTGAATATTTTTAAGATGGTTTATAAATGCTTTTTGAGCTGTAGAAGCTTGTCTTTGAACTTTTACACATTTAACATTTTGATACCATCTTGGATCAGCTACCATTGCTGTAGTTGATTGGGACATACCTATACCTGTCATGTTAATAACATATTCAGGCCATATTATTCTCCAGTGGCCACAACCTGAGTAATCAGCTAAAAAATTTACAAATCTTGGTAGTTCTGCTTCCTTAGGCTTTATTTCTTGCTGCGGTGGAGCTTGTATAGGCACGCTAGCAAAAGGCGCTGCGAGCGGAGATGGTTGCCATGGAGAAGGATTTGGATTAAACATCGCACTTATTTACATTACATTTCTTTATAATCTACACGCTTCGTTATACCATTTTCTTTCTCAAGATATATAACATCGCCAGTGACAGCTTTAATAGATTCTTTTCTATGGGAAATAACTATCGAGCATTCATCGAGCTCTTCTACTCTATCTCTTAGAATTTCAGTTATTAACTCAATACCCTTTTCATCGAAAGAAGAATCAAATAACTCATCATATATAGCTATATTATATTGCACACCTCCTTGTAGACGTCTAATATCTGAAAAGGTAAACAAGCATGCTAAGTCAATAGACTTACGTTCAGCTCCAGAAAAATTAAAGTAAGAGCAAATTTTATTCTTTTCGTTTAAAATTTCTTCTTCAAAATATTCATTAAAGATACAAATAGAGTTTGAATCTAACCTTTTAAGATAATGCAATAACTTACCATTTAGTAATTCAAGTAACTTATTAACAATATAAGACTTTACCCCTTCTTCAGAGACTACAAACTTTACTATATCTAAAGTAGATATTTGATCTCTATATTCCTTTACTGTATTTTCTAAACTATCGAAACGTTTTTTAGTATCAACTATTAAATTATCAAAATCAGTTTCAGTAGATTCAACTGCTTCAAGATCGATTTTTAGTTCATCTAACCATTCTTCTAGTTGACTTACTCTCTCTTTAGTACCTTTTCTTTTTTGTAGCGTAACTTTAGCTTCTGCGATTTTATTATGACAAGCAGTAATAGCAGAAAGAATTTTAACTTTCCTCTTTTTAAGTTCATCTAAGTTTTCTAAGCAAGAAGCAATAGATTCAACCATAAGTTCTATCGAACTTTTAAGCTTTTCCTTTTCTTTTAAAATAAGATCTTGGTCATGCTCCTCAATACTTCTTAAACATACAGGACATATCTCTTCATCAGTACCAATCTTTTTATATTGCTCTTTCTTATACTTTACTTTTGCTTTTTCAGAACTAATTTGACTAATATCATCACTCATCTTAGTTTCGCAATCTTCTAAACGTTCATTTAAACTATCAATAGAGTTTTGTATATTTTCTACATTTATTTCTTCATAGTTTTGAATCTCTTCAACAAGCTTTTCTAGTTCTTTTTTGTTATTAGCTTGTCTAGATTGGTATAACTCTTTTTTATCTTTACGTTTTTGTAAGAGTTTATCTTTCTGATTAGAATAGTTTTTAAGACTTTTAGATACTTCATCTAATTTAGTTAACTCGGTATCATGCTCTCTTTTAATTTCATTATACTCGTTTCTTAGAGTAGTAAGCATGGTACTAAATACCTCCATACCAAAAATATCTTCTATAAACTTTCGTTTTTCGATTTTATTTTTAGCCATAAAAGGTACAGCATTATTAACTGTCATAATAACACAGTTTTGAAATATTGCTTGCGAAGCACTTAAAATTTGTGCAATATATTTGGTAGTATTACTAATACTATCACGAGTTTTATCTATACCGTCCTTAAAAATAAAAGCTTTAGAGGGAGATAAATTTCTAATTATCTTATATTCGTTAGTACCGTTATTTGTAGTAACTTCAAAATCTAACTCTACATGCGTCTTACCGTTAGTTAAGTTATTTGGTATAAGATCCTTTTTAATTTCCCTTAGCGTTTCACCAAAGATGGCAAAATAGATAGAATCAGCTATAGTACTCTTACCAATAGCATTTCTTCTATCTGGCTTATCCTTATTTTTACCAGTTATCACATGTAACCCTTTCGTAAACTCAACCGAAACAGGTTCTTCACCGACTGACAGAAAATTAACTATGGTTACTTTTTTAAAGTCGACTCTTTTCATATAAAGATAAAGTATAATCTATAATATCCTTTTTATTTTCAATTTCAAGTAAATTAATAAACTCTTCAATAGCTTGAGGTATATCGATACCAGACAAATCTTCTTTATCCTCAACATTATCTATTAACCGATTAAAATTTATATCATAATCTACAGTTAAATTTTTTGGCTTTAAAAGGTTTAACTTTTTAAGAAGTATATCCATATCTTCCTGAGATATATTCATATCAACTTTTAGTTTAACTATATTATTAGATACTCTATCAATAACATTTTTAGTAAAGCTACCCTCTCTTACTAACTCACCTAGAGTAACTTTCATGTAACTAGGTGAAATATTGTTTGGAGTAAAATCATACTCCATTTTATCTAAATCTAAAACATAGAAGCCTTTCTTATTACCCGCATCACCGAAATCCATCTGAAAAGGATTTCCGCAATAGAGAATTGTACCTCTACCGAACTTTTTTTCATGCCTAGTATGAAAATGTCCAGATATAACCATCTTACCTTTTTTAAGTAAGTCCTTTACTTTAACACCCTCTTCACATACCTTGTAAGAATTCATTTTAAAAGTTTCAATTTCAAAATGACCAAAGATAATATCACTCTCGGGTATATCCTTTGGATTTGTATTCCACGGACAAAACGTTATAGTCTTATCAAATGATTCAATTGTAACCGGTTTATCTAAAATAGTAACATTTTTACGTCTCTTAAAAATAGATAGAGAATTTACATCAGTTCGATGTTTATAGTAAATATCATGATTCCCGGTAATAGCTATAATATTAAACCCAGAAAGAATATCTAAGATATCGGCCGATACTTGTAAAGTATTAACTGATATTTCACTTCTGTTATGATGCCAGTCTCCACAAAATATTAAATCTTTAATATTTTTCTTTTTACATTCATCTTTAAACCATTTAGCCCACTCAATAGCGTAATTATGCCATTCTGTACTATTTGAATGAACACCTAAATGAAGATCTGAAAATATAGCAAACTTAGGCTTACTGATTGTACAAGTCATCTTCTTCATCTACCGGTTTGACGTAAACAACCCCTCCGCCAGTATAATCCGGATTAGACATATACTCCTCGTAAACTTTCTCTTTATAATTAGAAATAGCTTCGTGGTGTTTTTTCTCTTTCTTTATTCTATTAATAAACGCATTAAATGCTATAGTAGTAAAATAAGAAAACGGATTAGAATTACTTTCAAACTTATATTTTTTATGTTTAAGCGCTGCATACATCTTAACTAATGCATCGCCAATCATATCATCTTTATATGTATAGTTAATAAAGTTTGAGTTATAACTTAAACCGTAAGCAATCTTTTTAATATTTTCTGCTAAGTCATCTGTAAGGATATCTGAATCGTAATATTTTCTTAATGACTCTTTAAATACCTTAGGCTCAATATAATATTCTGTCTTTTTCTTGGATTTAGCCATTGTATATAATTATAGGTTAAATTTTAAGTTATTCAACTAATGTTCTTTTCAACATACTTTATCTTTTCACGCTGATAAATTTCTTTTCTTTTTTCGCTATGACGTATGCCGTACCGAAGTCTATCGGATATATCAAATATAACTAACTTGTCTTTTGAATCATGTTTTCTAAGACCCCTTCCAATAGACTGTACTGTTCTTACAAAAGATTTACCACCAGCAGCGAAAATAATATTATGTATGTTCTTGATATTAACACCGGTAGAGAAGATAGAACTCATTGCTACACATATAACGTTGGTTTCTTTCTCCATTATTCTCTTTATATCTTCTCTAGTATCTACTTCTACTTCACCTCTAATAAAATAAACTTGCTTATCTTCACACTGTGTAAGGTATTCGGATAAATTTACACCATGAGAAATATGGTTAACTAGTATAAGAGTATTGTTTTCTAACTTACTACATAACTGAGTTAAAAACGTATTCCTTTTATCACTTTCATAGATATAGTCTAATTCAGCTCTATAACCATCAACGCCTTCATATATAGGGTGGTTTTTATATTCGATATTAACCACCTTAACCACTACATTAGCTAAGTAATCTTCTAATCTTAGCTCATAACTTGATTTCTCATATATAACTGGTCCCAGTTTACCGATGATAGACCATTTATCTAATTGATCTTCTGGTAGAGTTCCTGTAAAACCGTACTTATTTTTAGTTTTTATCTTAGCAATAATTTTACTAATTTTATTTGTTGCTTTAACTTTATGACACTCATCAACTATAAGTAAATCAACA